GATCGGAACCGGTTCCGAGGTCGACCACTCAAACGCGCGATCTTCGGACCGGCCGAGGTTGCGCCAGATCGAGCCGTAGTTGTACTCGCCGATATGCCCCATCGGCTGGTCGAGCGGATATCCCCAGGTGCGGCCGCCGTCATTCGAAATGCGGAGGTACGCGATCGGTTCCGAGCCGGCTGCATTGACGCCGTCGCCGTCGCCGGTCTGCTGGTACACCGTCAGCCGGTTGAAATACTGCCAGCGCCGCTCCTGAAACACCGAGCAGCTCCGCAGCCGGCGGATCGGGCCGCCGAAATCGGTATAAGTATCGAGCGACTGCGCGTAAATGTTGCCGCTCATCCAGTCGCAGACCAGGTGTTTGTTGAACGCGTAGGCATGCGTCCGCGCGCGGTGCATGTGATAGCCGCCGTTAACCGGATCCCACCAGGCGCGCTGGTGCCAGAGCTGGCTGGCGCAGTCATAGACCCAGGTCGCATCCCCGCTCGGGAAGTTCAGCACGTAAAACGTGTGCCCTTCGTCGACATACAAGTGCGCCTCGGCGTCGGCGAGCGTGGAATATTTCGCCCATTGCTGCTCGACCCCGTGGGTCGAGATCCGCACCGCGTCGTAGCCGTTATTGCGGTACGCCATGCCGGCGCCGTGCTCGCTCTGGCCGAGCCAGAACACGCCGGCGTCGCAGCGCTGGAGCGTGTGGATCGCCTGCAGGCCGGTTTCGATCGAGGCGCCCTGGATCCGCTCAAACGGCACGCCGCCTGAGTTACCGGCGTCCCACCAGACCTCGCCGCGCTCCGAGCCCATCAGCCAGAGCTCGCGTTTGTTCATGATCATGCCGATCAGGTTGTCGGCCCAGGAGCTCTTGGCGGCGAAATTAAGCGCTGCCCAATCCTGGCCGTCGTTCACGAATGAGACGAAGAACTGTTGCGTTCCCGGATTCAGCGCCAGAAAGTAGGTGTCGAAAAACTCGAACTCGCCGGCGCCGGGAAAGCCGGCCGCGCCGGGCTGGTTATTGCTGATGAACGGAAAGTTAGCCGCGTTGATCTGCTGGAAGGTGTTGGTCGCGAGCGTGAACAGGTAGCCGGCATTGTTCGAGCTGACGACGACCGCCGGCGTCCCGCCCTGGCAGCTCCGCATGGAAACCCGGCCGGTGAGCCCCGGCGGCTCATTGAACGTGCCGCGCGCCGTGACGGTGCCGTTACTGTTGACCTCGTAGAAGGTCTGGCCCGCGGCCGCGAAGACGCGGCCGGTGTTGGGCTCTTTCCAGATCCGCCGGCCGGGATAGCCGCCCGGCATCGTGGCGAACAGCGAAAGGCCCGGGGTGCCGAGCAGCACCATCGAGCTTTTCCCTTCCGCCGTCTCGACCTTTTCCGGGAACAGGTTGATCGACTGCTCGGCGGCCGCGATCTTGGTCCGGCCGAGATAGGCGCCGCCGACGAAACCGAATTTCGCCATATTACCGGACCGTGCCCGTCATCCAGTCGAAATCGGCGTTGCGATCGTCGTTCTGGGATCCCAGGCCCATGTCCTGGCCGGTGCGTGGCGGCCCTTCGTCGTTATCGGCCGCGATCGCGGCGCGCGCCTTCGCCGCCATGCGGCGGATCCGCTGCACGTTGGCGTCGGGCCCGGCGAGATATTCCATTTCCTCGCAGAGCGACCACGTGATCGCGCGCGCGTAGCCGTCCGGAAACAGGTAATCGGTGACCAGGTCGGCGAATTGCGTGAGTTTGACCGGGGAGCGGAAACGCAGATTCGGCAGAGGCGCGGCGGGATACGGATTCAGGTAAATCGTGCCGAGGCCGGCCGTCGCCGACTGGCCGCCGGTGCCGGGAGTCGACACAAAGCCGCGGTCGAAATAGAGCTTGATCGGGATGTTCGTCGCGACCAGCGGCACCGCGATCCCGAGATACTCTTCAGAGCGCAGAATCGTCACCGGGCAATGGACCGGCGGCGAGAGGCTGGTGAGCACGATGTCCGCCCAGGTGATGCGGTTCGGCTTCAAGATCGCACCGCCGTTGATGTCGGTCGCGAGATCGCCGCCGGGGCCGATGGTGTAGCTCTGCTTCGAGCTCGGAAAGGTGACCTCGGTAATCTGCTGCGCCCAAACCATCCGCCGTTTGCGCGACCAGGCCTCGAGCATCTGATTGAGCGAGTCGAACCCGTCCGCGGCCTCGGCGCCGGTCGGATCGCGGCCGAGCTCGATCGCGTTGAGCATCCGCATCGCTCGCTTGATGAAATATTGCGCGGTCATCGGAGGAGGCTGTTAATCTGGCTGCGAGGTGTTCAATGGCAGAAACAACGAAGAAATCCGCCGGGAAGGCGAAAAAAGCCGCTTCGCGCAAAACTAGAACGACGAAGCGGAAATGAGAGGTCGGGCCCGCTCGGAGAAGGGTGAGCGGGCCCGATGCGCGCCGGCGGGTAGGGCGTGCCACTAGGACGCACGCAGGAATGAAAGCCGGCCGCGCGAGCTTGCTAGTTCGGGGCGCGTCTGCTAGCCTCGCCGATCCGGTCGAGGTCGCCTATGAGCAGATGGCGAACGCGCCCAAACTTCGTTAGCTTTGCGAGTCGGCGGGCTTGTCTTTGGCCGGCTTCTTCTTACTGATCAGATCGGCGACCATCGCCTCGAGCTGCGTGACGCGATCCTCGAGCTCGGTGATCCGTTCGTCGGCTTCTTGGCTCAGCTCGCCCGAGCCGGCGTCTGCGGCCTTGGGCTCCGCCGGCTTTTCATGGCCGACATGATTCCACCCGTCGCCGAGCGAAGCGTGTTCGTCGGCCGACTTCACGAGCTTCTTGCCTTTGGCGGGGTGATGGACGATGCACGGGTACTGGTTGTGTTCCGGCCGGTAGGGCAAAGCCGGCTTGTCTTCCTCTTCAAACGCCCTGCGGAATTGCTGGGTTTCGTGTTGCAAACGATTTCTCCTGATGTGGGGTGGCGCCGGCGCGCGAGGGCTTGCCGGCGCGGTTTTTGCGGGGGCGTTTAATACGTCGACATGATCGGCCCTTTGTTGGCCGTAAATGTCGTGGTCGGGGTGATGGCGGCGACGGTGCCGAAGGTGCCGGATTGGGTGCCGGTGCCGTACTTGGTGGGAGCGCCGCCGGCCGGGTAGAGCGCGAACGATCCGGCCGTGGTGCCGTTGCCCTGGATGCCGATGAAATACGTCTGCGGCCCCACGACGTTGACGGTCGCGGTGAACGCGGCGCACTGGAGTTGCGAGGTGCCGGACTGCGTCACGCCGGCGGTCGCCGAGTTGGCAAGCACGTTGCCGGCTTTGTCCCACAGGATCACGATCACCTTGTCGGCAAGCGTGCCCGATCCATTGGTCCAGCAGGCGCCGGTCAAGGTGCTGTTGGCGCCGACCAGGAGCTGGCTGAACCAGATCTGGCCGTTCACGTCGGTCGCGTTATTGAAGGCCGGCTCGTTGGGCGTCGAAAACGTCGTCCATTGCGTATACGGCTGGTCGTAGGTGACTTCGGGATCGCCGAAGCCGGGGCGGTTGGTGGATTGGACCACCCACCGGCCGTTGAGGCAGTCTTCGGTGGTTCCGGTCGAGAGGTTGATCCGGGGCGTGTAGAGGTCCTGGCCGGTGCCGGCCGTGCAGGCCGTGCCGGCGGGAATATCGAAGTTCCCGAATTTATCCGGAGTGCCGATGTACACGGTCGCGCCCGAGACATGCGGCGCGGCGGTGGTTCCGTCGGTACCGCGCAGCACCTGGGTCGCGCACGTGGTCGCGTTGAAGGACTGCACGTCGAAGGCCTCGAAATCGATGAACAGCTTTACCGGGCTCGACACGCGGTTGAAGTTCGTCATGTCGGTCTGGTTGCAGGCGGCGAGCACGAGCGTGACGTTGAGGCTGTTGGTGGATCCGCCGACCAGGCCGAAGACGCTGCTCGAGGGATCCGGGCCCGAGATCGCGGCCGACAGAGTCGTGATCGAGAGCTTAGTTTGAGCGAAGAGCGAGCCGGCCAGAGCCAGCAGAGCGAACAGCGAAAGGAATCGCTTGAAGGTATTCATGGTTAGATTTGGTCTCCTAAGTGAGATGGACCCACTCAAACGGAGTGGGTCCGTCATCGCTGTTACGCCAGCGACAGCACCCGCACGGCGCAGTTATCCGGGTACAGGTTGCCGAGACCGATCACGGTTTCAATGCGATTGGTCATCATGCCCTTATTCGGATCCCAGGCCTTGACGATGCGGATCGACAGGCCCGTCACCGGATCGCGTTTTTGCGTGGAATACTCGACGGCCTTGGGCGTCTGCAGCTTCACGCCGACCAGCGCGAACGCGTCTTTGTTGAGCTGCAGGCCGTTGACGCCGGCTTTTCCGTTGGGCGAGCTGGTGCCCGGGAATAGCGTGATCGTCGCGTTATTGAGCGGCAGGGCGTCGACGTTCTGGTACGGATCGCCGGGCCCAATAATAGGCGGCGAGATCTGCAGCACGTCGGCGCCGCCGCCGGCCGCGGTGAAGCCCTGCGTCACGACGAAATACTTCTGTTCTCCGGTCGACCGGCGGGTCACCGGATTCACGTTGAACACCTTATTGTTCGCCGTGATCGCGAAGACGTCGCCCTGGTTGACGGTGTCGCCGGCCGTGAGGTTCACGGTCAGTGAGGAGCCCTGCTGGTTGGCGCCGTTGACGGTCGGCGAGGTCCAGCTCCCGGCCGTATGGCTGTAGAGCTGATTGGACTCGTACCAGTCAAACCCGCGGGCTTTGCCGAGCGAACCCTCGCGGTAGAACCGCGAAATGTCGGAGCTCGGGTTGAAGTTGGTGACGACGTTCTCGCCGAGTGTCTCCATCATCTGCGGCGACAGGATGAAGCCGCGCTCGCCGGGCGTGCACGAGTTCACGTTGAGCAGCGTGCGTCCGTGGTTGATCGTCGACATGGCGGTCGGCGTGGTGCCGAGTACGCCGGTGATGTTGTTCGTGTTCTGGTACGCCCACAGAGCGCAGCGGGCGTCGATTTCGGCCGAGATCTGTTTGATCGCCGGCGCGACATACTGGTCGTACACCTGCTCTTTGGAGCGCTCGAGCTTTAGCGCCGCCTCGATGTCGTCCCACTGGAAATGCACGCCGAACGGCTGCCCGATCGTGACCGTGGTGTATTTCCGTTTGATCGGCTGCGGCTGATACTGCAGGCCGTTGGTGATCAGCCAGCGCTGCGGGAGCTTCACGCGAACGGTGTCGCCGACCGCGTACTCTTCTTCGAATTCGTCGTTATGGTCGGTGTTGAAGAACTGCGCGACCTGAGAGCGGTTGATCAGATCGGCGAGCGCTTTCATGCCGATCCAGTCAACAACCTGAAAAATGTTAGCCAAGGGGTCTCCTGGAGGCGCCCCCGCGAGCACTTAGTAAGTGGAGGGGGGCAGGTTATTTTTGCAGCGACGCGGTGGCCCGGCGGGTATCCAGCTCGTAGAACTTGCGGAAATCGTCGTTTCTTACGGCCGCTTCGAGCTCATCCGCCGGGGCGGAGTTGCGGCCGGCGATGTCGACGGCGGGGTCGGGCGTCTTGGTGGGTTTCGTTCTAGAAGCACCAGGTTGAGCGGGCGCGGCCGCCGCGGCGCCGGCGGGTTTGCCTTTGCCGTTGGCGAGAGCGTTCTCGAGAGTGACGAGCACGCGCGCAGTCGTCAGAGGATCCGCGCCCGCGAGCTGCTGCGCGATCTGCGGATTTCTCTGCAACGTATACAGGATTTTGGGGCCTTGCTCCGACGTATATAGAAACGCTTTCGTCGTCGGGTTGATCATGAGGCCCTGCTGAAAGGCGACGGTTTTGAAATCCGGCATGTCCGGATCCTTCTCCGCCGTCACACAGCGCTCGGCCCAGCTCGCTTTGAGCTGCTGCTCGGCCTGCTGCTGAGTGGTCGCCGCGTCCTTTTCGACGCGCCGCGCTTCGGCCTGGCGCGCGCCTTCCCGGATCAACCAGGCGTCTTTCGCCTCTTCGTACTCGTTCCAGTCTTTCCACTTGGAACCGTCGGGCTTGCTGGCGCGTACCGGCTTCGGATCCTCCGCCGCGGCGGGTTTCGCCGCCGGCGGGGTGGCCGCCGGTTGCGCGCTCGGTTGCGCCGGCTGCGCGACGGCGGGCTGTGCGCCGCGGAGTCGCTCGTTTTCGGCGAGCAGCTCGCGGATCCGTTTCTGCGCGGGGGTTTCCTGTTTCGTCCGCTTGGCCTGCTGCTCCTGCTTTTTCACCGGCTGCGAAACCGGGGCAGGTTTGGCGGCCGCGGGCTCATCGCCAACGCCGCCGGCAGGGGTTGCTGCTGATTCGGCGTCCTCATCCGAGGGGCGCGAGCTCTCGGCAGGTGACGCGCCGGCGAGCGGGATCTCGCCTTTGAGGAGCCAGTTGTCGCGCTCGGCAGAAGTCATCTGCTCGGGCGTTTTGTATTCGGGGATCTCACCCGATTCGATCGCCGACGATTCGATCTGTACGTCGTCCAGTTCTACGGGAGGCATTGCTGCCTTTCTGCCCACTGACGCGGGGCGTGCGAAGGGTGCCCACTAACGCGGGGCGTGCGGGGTGTTGCTAAACTTAGTGCCAGACGTTCGTCTGGCGGAGCCGGCGCCCATCTCGAGGGGGCTGTGGCCGGGATGTCCGAGTAAGCCTGTCAGGCCGGTGTTATGACGCGAGCGCCGCACCAACGGCAGATCAAAGCCAGAGAGCGATCGCGGAGCAGACCGGTCTCAAGGGATGTGAAAGGCGCCTGGTGCCGGCTCTTATACTGAACAGTGGCGCCGCGGTCCGAGGTCCTCTTCGAAAGGAGAGAATTCCTGGAGAAAAATCCTGCGGCGTCTTTTACGCGGGCACCGGCTGCGGCGCTGGTTGCGGCGGCGCGGCCGCCTGGCGCTCAAGCGTCTGCTGGTGCGCCATCTGCGCCATATCGCGATCGCGCGCCGCTTCGGCGTCGAGCATCAGGCCTTCGTGGGCTTTGTCCCACGCCGACATCGCGGCGGTGAGCATGCGCTCGACCTGTGCCTCTTCGGCGGCATAACCGGCCTTGATCAGCGCGGTCGCGATCACGCCCATGGTCGACATCCGCTGCTTCTGGAGCTGCGTCTGCTGGTCCATGTTGGCCTTTTGCAGTTGTCCCTGGACCTTGGTGGTTTCGCGGATCCGCTCGGCCTGGAGCTGGTTGACCATCTGCTGCAGCTCCTGGATCTGCTGCGCGATCGCCGGCGGTATCCCGTTCGGATCGGGCGCAAAGCGCTTGGCCATTTCGTCGCCGAGCGGCCCGAGATTCCGCAGTTTGATAATCAGATCCATGACTTTGCCGGCGAACGCCGGCTCTTTCATGAGCTGCTCGGCGAAATCGGCGGCCGCCATGGCCTGATTGACGGCGCTCGGTCCGGTCGAAATATCCACGTCGTGGTCGCCGACGTCGGTGTGAAATCCGGTCGGGTTGCCGGCCGCATCGAGCGCGTTGATCGTTTCCTGGCGCTGCTCGCCGGCCAGGGTGCGCATGCCGACCTGGCGCGTGCCGTCATAGACGGGACTGAGCAGCTCGTTCAACTGCCGGCCGCCGTTCTCGAGCGCGATATCGAGGTTGTCGATGAAATGAAAATTGCCGGTCGATTCCTGCGCGTCGAGCGTCTGTAGCGCGATTCCGGACTTGGCGTCGCTGTCGCTGGTGCCGTTCAGCAGGCCCGTGATGTTCATCGCCGACTGGATGGCGCGGCGGCAGGCCTCGGCCGAGATCTCGAGCGCCTGGATGCCGGCGGCGTCAAACGTGATGCGCTGCGGAACCGGAAGCTGCGGGCTCGCGGCGCCGTTTTCCTGCGCCGCCTCCATCGACTGATCGGTGGTGAGGTTGAACTCGACGAACGCGGTCGGCACTTTGTGGACGTTCTTGAAGTCCGTCGATGTATCGAACTGGCCGACGAATCCGGCGAACATGGCCTTGGGCGACTGCTGCGCGATCTCGATCTGGCAGGTCCGGATGTAGCAGTACGCCATATAGGGCGACCGCGCCAGGCGCACCAGCGAGAGCAGCTTCCGCATCGCTCCGCCGCCGTCGTCGACCCAGAGCTCGCGCCCGAGCACCGGAATGATCGGAATATGGGTGCCGGGCCAGATGTGCTCCTCGAGGATCTCGACGCCGTTGGTGAGGTATTGCCTGACGGTGCGGTTTTCGGTGTTCCGCCGTTTCAGGAAAATCAGCGGGTCCTGGCCATCGCCGAGGTCGATATAATTGCCGCCGACTTTGACGTTTTTCTTCCCGTAGCGCTCCTGGAACACGCTGAGCTTTTCGTCGGCGCCGTTTTCAAAGTGAAACAGCACGTCCTGATCGCGCGTGAGCTTCCAGTAGCTGGCGACCATGACGCGGTCGGCCTTGACCCAGGCCGGCGCGATCCGCGTAAACTCGCTCGAGAAAAACTGATACTGCGCGCCCTGGTATTTGCGCCGGTAGGCCTTCTTCGGCATCGTGTCGAATTCGAAGGCATAGGCCATGTCCGAGCAGTCCGCCTCGCGCGTGTCCCAGTCGATCAGGATGGTGCGCGGGTTCGGGACGCGGACGTACCGCACCTCCTGATCCCAGGAGCTGTCGGAGACGTAGGCGGTTTTGAACTTGTAGAAGCCGAAGCCGCGCTGTACGGCGCCTTCGAAGGCGGTCCGGATGGCGGCCTGCGCCTTGGACTTGTACTCGATCTCCCGCATCATGTCGCCGCGCTTTTCGGCGGTGTCGGCGGTCGCGCCCAGGCCTTTCGGCACGACGCGGACGCTGCGCGGGTTCTGGCGGTAGTTGTTCACCACCTGGTTCACGTACTGGTTGATCTCATCGAACGTGAGGATCAGGCGGTCGGCATTCTGGCGCGCGCGCCGCTCTTTGGGATCCCAGGGGTCGCCCGAGATGTAGCGCATGTCGACGTCGCCCTCGTCGTAGATCGGCGCCCACTGCTGCTCGAGGTAGTCGAAGTTTTCCCGGATTTCCGTCAGGAGCGGGGAGTCGTAATCGTTTTTTGGCAAGTGGTTAGCGTGCAATCGCGCGCGGACCGGCTTATGCTGAGCGAGTGCGCGTGGCGATTCCGAATGCTTTTACAGCCGCGGAGCTCGAGCTGCTCCGCCAGGTCGCGGCCGGGGCCCGCGTGGTCGAGGCGGGCGCGTTGCTCGGATTTTCGACCGTCACGATCGCGGAAGTGGCCCGCGAGGTAGTTTCGATCGATCCGCATCAGGGCTACCCGGCGGCCGCGCCGCGGTCGACCTGGGAGCAGTTTTCGGCCAACCTCCGGGAGTACGGCGTCGTCGATCGCGTGACCGCGATTCGCGGATCCGCCGAGGACTGGCTGCCGGCCATGCGGGCCGACCTGGCGTTTTTCGATCTGACGGGCGAATACGACGTGACGGCCGCCTGCCTGAATCGGGCGCCGCATGTGCCGCGCGTGGCGATGCACGATTACCAGCGCGCGGACTGCGCGGGAGCGACGCGCGCCGTCGAGGAATTCATCAGCCGGCGCGGCCGCGCCGTCACGCGCGCCGGCACCCTGATCGTGATCGACCAGGTTCCTATCGAAAGTGAAGTGTCAGGCTGCGGCGCCGGTCCGTTAGGCTGAAAGCATGCCCAACCCCCGTGAGCGCCTGGATGCGCAGCAGCGCGCGGAGCGCGACGCGCGCGAAACCATGGACAAGTACGCGACCGTGGTGAGCGACTGGTCGCCCCTGCGCGAGACAATCGAGTCCCAGCAGAGCCGGCGCTTTCACCCGAGCGAGCAGGCCGCGCGCTACTACGCGCAAGACATCTTCCGCCGGCGCAAATGCGACGTGCAGGTGCTGGCGCCCATGAACAAAGGCGGCGCCGTCCTGCTCGATCTCCGGTTTGATCCCGTCGAAGAACAGGCCGAGCGCGAGGCGCGCGCCGCCGAGTCGCACGAGGGGTCGCCGGCGGTGGTGACGGCCGGCGCCGGCGAGGAAGACGAGCGCGCCGCCTAAGCGGGGCACTTGGGACACACGGTACCGCCCCCGAGCTGCAGTTTCCAGCCGGCCGCCTGCGCGCGCAGATCCGCGATCGCGCGCCGGTCGGCTGCGAAACGGGCAGACTTCCGGCACTTGTCGCACACCACCGTCAGCCAGCCCCCGCCCGGTGGTATCTCGATTCCGTCTGCTCCTGCCGGCGGCCGGACTTCTACGGCCGCCGCTTTTTTCATTGAATCGGTTTGGGGCAACGGGGGCAGCGGGCTTTTCCTTTTTCGAACCACCAGCCGCGGTCCATCATCGCGAGCAGCTCGAGCGGCCGGTCATCGGCGTTGATCACGCTGGTCCGCCGGCAGACGCTGCAGACGACGATCGCGATCCCGGGCCCGCGCGTGCGTTGCGTGCGATCGTGGAGCTCGTCGCGCTGGTGTGCGGTCATATCGGGCGGAATCCGGCCGAGCCGGGCCGCGGCGTCAAGGGCGAGAGCGTTCGAGGTCATTGCGATAAGCGATCGTCTGTTCGGGGTAGCGGACGGTTCCAAAGATCTGCGCCAGCAACCCGGACCGGATCCGCTCGGCCGAGCTGCAGTCGCGGCATTGCGGGACGGTGCAGGCCGTGCGGTGCCACAGGAGCCAGCGCACATGCTCGACGAGCTCGTCGTCGAGGGTACGCGGGGCGCACCAGAGCCCGGTCACCGCTCGGCCGGATCCTTCTCCCTCACCGGCATCGGAAACGCCTGGCCGGGCCGCCGGCCGAGGCCCTGCGTCCAGTTCCAGTTGAGCCGTACTTCCGGGTTGCGGAACGTCCAGCACTCGAGCGTATCCTCCACAAAGCAGACCCAGAGCAAATCCGTGTCGCGCGATTCCCAGATCAGAAAATAAGCGAGTGCGTGACCGCGCGGGGTTTTCAGGGGAATCGGCGGCTCGAGGCGCTCAATCACGCGTGAACTTTCCGTCATGCCCGCGGCCGGCGCGCTGGCGCCAGTCGTAGGCGTGCGTTTCGCCTTCCGGTTTGGGTTTCGCCGGGGGTTTCGGCGCCGGCGTGCGCTTCTTCGGCATCAGTGCCGGCGGCCGACTTCGAAGCCAATCAGGAACATCAGCAGAGCGAGCAAAATCGTGAATTCCATATCAGTAAGTGAGGGGTTGCGCGATATCGAACCCAGTGACCGTGATCGACTCGAGCAGGTTCGTCGCATTCGCGCTAAAGGCGATCGTCCAAACTTCGCCCGGGTTCGAGGCAAGCCCGAGGCCGCAGATGTTTCCGTCTGCATAGACCAGGCCGGCGGTCGTTTGGTAGCTGAGCGCTTTGTTGAACTTCGTTCCCTGCGTGCCGCCAGTGATCGTCAGATTCACGGTCGCCGCGGACGCGATCGCGGTCCCGTTGTTCGCGAGCGTGTAGCTCAGACAGTCGATCACCGCGATCCCGTTGGTCGCGGTCGAAGAGAACGTAACCGAAGCGGTCGCCGCGGATCCCGGGTTTGAGGTCACCGCGCGCCGGGTGCCTTTTTCCGCCACAACGGCCGGGTTGGTCGCGTTCCGGTTGCCGGTGAGTTTCGGCAGTGCATCGGTCTGGACCGTGAGCGGCTTGATCACGATCGCGACATTCGCCCAGGCGGCCGAGCCTTGAGTAAACGGCATCGTCGCGGTAGCGCTCTCGCTGAGCAGCACGGACTGTGCCGCCATGTCGACGCAGTTCGCGGCCGACGCCGGCGCCTGGATCCCGCTGTCGGCGACGTAGAACGTGCCGCCCGCTGAGATGGTGCCGGCGGCGCAGGTTCCGCCGATTACCAGGCTGTTAGGGACGGTGTTGCTGATGCCGATCGCGAGCGCGATCGCGGTTCCGCTCGAGGCGCCGGATCCGTTCGCTGTGTCGACGATGTCTTGCACTGTGGTGCCCACGTTGCCGACGTCATACGCGACCAGGCCGGTCGTCGCGTTCGCCGAGTTCGATCCGGCGATCGTAAACGTCGCGGTCGTGACCGCGGTTTCGTTGGGGCAGACGTATACGCCCGCAAATTGCGTGGTCGAATTGGTACCGCTCGCGATCAGGGTACAGGTGTTCAGCGCGGAATCAGTGACCGTGCCGGTCCAGTTCGCCGAGTTAAAATTTCCGCTGAACGCCACAACCACCAGCGCGTCGCCGGCTTTGACGGCCTGGCTAAATGTGAGGGTCGTCGTCTTGGCGGTGTTCGTCGAATTGAAGCCGAGATATGTGCGGGTGATGCGGTTCGCGTTCGTGACGCCGGCCGCGCTCGAGGTGTTGAGCGGAGTGGTGAGCGCCGGCTGGTCGATCGGGATATAGGCGTTACTCGCGCCGGCGACCGCGGTCGTCGCCTGAATCGTGAGGTTCGCGGTGCCGGAGCCGGTAATCGGGGTCGACAAGCGCGCGCGGAAATTCAGCACGCCGGCCGCGGGACATTGCCAGATCTGGCTGCCAGTGATCAGGGTATAGGTCGAGTCCGCCGAGGGCGTCGTGCCCATCCGGTAGCAGGTCGCGGTCTGCCAGCCGGAATTTCCATCTGCGGCGGCCGTCACCTCGAACGTGATCGCGCCGCCGGTGATCGTGCCGCTCGCGCTGTAGCTCACGACTGCCGTCGTGTAGCCGCCAGTCGTGACGAATGGCTCGACGGTCGCCATGGGCTGCACCAGGGTCACGCCCGAGGCGCCGGCCGTCGACGCCGACGTCCAGGCGGCCGTTTGCTGCGAGGTGAGCCCGTTGGTGAGCGCCTGCTGCCCCAGCGCGAGCGACGCTGCGGCGAGACACGCCACGAATACTCTAATTAGAGTGTTGTTACTCATCGGAACTGGTGTCCTCTTCCCCGCCCTGTTTCGGCTTGCGGCCGCCGAGCCCCATGTGTTCCGCGAAATGCGCGAGCGCTTTCGCCTCTTCGTCGGGCCCGAACGTGTGCTCTTCGGAATCCTTGTAGGGCCCTTCGCCGGTGTTATCGAAGCGATGCCGCATGATAATCCCGCCGTTGGCGGAGCGCTCGCCTTCGATCGACTTCACTTTTTTGTTTTTCAGGGCCTTCGCGCGCGATTTCTCGCGTTGGCGCCAGTCGGATTCTTGGGCCGTCCGGATTCCTTCGACCATGCGGGAGTACTGCCTTTCCTAGAGAGATTGCGGGATATGCAACGCGCCGGCGCCCGGGTAGTATCGGGTCATGGAGGTCTGTAGCCTCTGCTGGGCGGATCCGCGCGGGTTGCGGCTCGGCGCCAAGTGGCTCAAATGCCCCCGCTGCCGCGGATTGGGGCTCATCCCCACAAAACGCCA